GCCAGCGATTGACTCAATGCCAAGCATCACTTTTTTGGTGCAAAAATACTTTCAGCCAAGTGCTGCATCAAGAAAATCACGTAAGAGCATGGCAAATCGTCAATTTCTGAACGCTTGAACCCGCCGCAAAGTTCAATGACTTGGCACGACCATTCGAAAGGTGCTGCCTGTTGCGATGCGGTAACTTTGCTTAAACGGTCATAAGTGTAGCGCTTCGGTAGGTATTTTATCGCATCTTCTGAGTTCTTGCTTTCGTCAAATTCAAGACAAGGCGCGAATTGCTCAAAAAATCCAAGTAAATCGGCCGCTTCTAATTGCAATGTTGCCTGCTTTTGAAGCCCGCCCAATTGCATAACCTGGGCTGCAAAGTTGAAAGTGTCATCAAGCGTCGCTTTGATTTTGCGAAAATCGCCAGCGGTAAAGGTTTCAGGAACTTCAACCTCTGAAACCTCATACTTTACCGCCTCAAAATCGCCGCTTTGGTTTTTTTCTTGAACAACATAATGAACGGGGGTATTTAGCTTATAAGTCATTAAATCTGCTCCAACGGTGCGCCGCTAAATTGAACAGAAGCTCGCCCCTCGCCTGATTTACCGCTGATAGTCTCGCTAAGGGCGGCGGTTGTTGATACGTAAGTTACACCGTTGTCGCACAAAACAGTTAAAACGCCGCATTGACCACGCAACGCGTCAAGGTCAAAGTCTTTAGTGAGCGGCGTTTCAAACTTGACCTCGCAAGGCTCATTTGTGAATGATGGGTAATAGCCGCCCGAATCCGTCAATGAGTTTTCTTTAGCAACTTGGCCGCCGAAGTTGATTTCTGCAGAACCTTGTTGAATTTCAAACAAAATACCGTTAAAACGGACTTCTACCAGCCCAAGGGTTTGATTATCGCATGACATTTAGAACTCCTTTATTTAGCAAACTTTGTACAATAAGACTTGATTAATCACGCGCAGTTGATTTACGTGGTCTGGGCGCAACAAGCCGTTTACAGTGTTGCAATCGTCTGTTGAGCGTTCATATTGCAAGTACTCGCGGAACTCTTTTAAGTTCTCAATGTAGCCGTTTTCAGCCCAAATTACAGCGCGCGCATAAACTGAAGCCTTAATTTCGCGAGGGGTAATAACGTTACTTGGCCGCTGACGGATACCATCATCAGAAAGTTTGTGATTCGGGTATAAAGTCAACAGGTAATTGCGCAAATCCCATCGTAAAAATGAGTTCAGCTTCTGCGCTTCCGTGTCCATTTCAGCGTCGGTCTTTTGTCCATTGTTTAAAAAACGGCGGCAAGTAGTAGCACGCTCAAGCATCACATCATCACCCATACCGTCGAGGGTGTACTTAAATGTTGCCATGCCGTGATTTAAAATCATGCGGTTACGTTCGTAGAAGCTCCAACGGCTCACTTTTGGCGCACCTTTGAGTGAGTTAAACTCAAGGTTTTGCAAGTTGGTGTTCGGGTCTTGTCCTGAAACGTTACCAACCAAGCCGCCGTATGCCGCCGTAATCTCCCAAACTGGTGAACGGAAGCCCATGTAATCAATCAAACCAACCGAGGTTTTAGGCTCTGCTGCATAAACCGTGACGTGCTGATTATTGCGCTTATCGTGCCACAATGATATTTCGCTTTCGTTGCCGCGATAGGCTGAGTAAATGTGAAAGTCTTTTTCACCGCTACCTACAGAACCAAGTGCGGGTAATGGCTCCCACCGACTATCCGCTTCGGCTTCGATTAAATCCATATTGAAGTCGTCGGTAAATGGAAACGCAATATCTGTAAAGTCTAGTTCTTGAATGCTCAAAACAACGTCGGTCACATCAGGAACGCCAACTCCATCAACGCTGCGAGCAATAACGCAAGACATACCAGCGGGCAATACTTCATCCTCGTAGAATGTGCTGATTTGCAAGTCGTTGCCGATTTCGCCTTTGAAATTCATTTTAATGGTTAAAACTGCGCCAGCAACAGTTGCGGTGTATGTTGCATCAAGGTTCGCCGCAATGCTAGTCTGAAGCGCTGTGGCAATGTCTGAAGCGGTGCTTGTTGCAAATACCGTGGTGGAGTAAAAATCACTTCCAACGTATAAAGATGCCGTGCCTGTGTCTGTCGGCGTGCCGCTGAAAGTAACAGTGTATTCTGCCTCAATGCCAACTTGCGGCGTGGAAATCATCCAAATCTCATTGAATGAATCTTCTTGTGACGTGCTTTTAAACATGCTTGAAAGCATAGAACCTGAGCCAAACAATACGTTTGCTTGCTGCAAAGAAGTGACTTGGTATGGTTGATTTGGATTTGCCACGTTCAAACCTGTTTCACTTGCAAAGCCAACGAGCAAATGCCGAACAGTTCGATAAACAAGGCCGCTTCGTGCAAGTCGCCCGTCAAATTCTGTGTAAACGCCCGGTACGCCTACTTTTTTTGGGATGTTATTAAAAACAATTGTCATTTTTACTGCCCGCTTTCTCTTTTAGTTGATTTTTTCGCCAATTTGCTGATTTTTACGTCACCACGGCGCTCTTTTTGCTTCCAAAAAATTGAATCATGCGAGCTTACGGCCTCACCTGATTCCGCAAGTAGCGTGCCGTCAGGCTTTGCCACCGCTGCGTTTTTTGGTTTAACGAATAAACTCATAAAACCCCCAAAAAATTAAAAAAATGATTAAACAATCACGCCAGCCATAAAGCCGCGCACGCCAAAAGTGGCAAACAAGGCAAGCGTCAACTCTTCCCCAGCACCGCAACGCCTTTTTTGACATAAATCCCCAAAGAAAATCAGGAACTTTGTCAAAAAACCTCAAAATCAATCTATCTACCGCGCCCTTTGAGGCCACGCCGAGGTTCGCTTCGTCGTGTGATTTGAAGTCTTTGGAACTTGAACCGCTGGCTGATTTTGCGTCCCGCCACTTGGCCGCCCTGTGTTTGTATTGCCACCGCCGCACCCGCCGCCGCATCTGCTCATATTTATACTCCATTGTTTATGTCGTAAACTGCGCTTTTAATCGCACTTTCATTATCAAGTGGGTCTTCTAAGTCGCAAGCCCTTGTTCTAAAGTCAAGCGTAAAATTCTCAAAATCGCAAAATTCATCATTTGTCTTTAGAGCCTTGCGGAATTTAAGCGTAAACTTAATTTTTGCGCACCCGTGAATCACCTGCCCGTTTGGGTCAAACTCGAAATCTGTGCTTATGTCGCTTATTTCGTAAATATCCAAGCAAACGGTGCCATCGTCTGTTTCGTAGCTTAACCTTTTGCGCCACCACGCTGAGAACAGTAGCTTTTCAACTTCTTCGCAAATATCGTCAAGAAATTGGTCAACGGGCTGCGTTTCGCGCGGCAGGTTTTTTAAACCCTCTACCCCCGCGTATCCATTCAAATATTTTGGCGCGCGCCGTTCGTATATCTCAATCACCAAATCAAGTTCTTGGTCAAAAACATAATTGGCGGGTTTCTCAATAGTTCGCTCCGAAGTCGTCATCACGTTAATGCAAGGAAAATCCGTATCAGACTCTAAAGCGGTAACTCTTGTGCAAAACACACGCTCACGAACTCGCCCGCCAATTTTTGGCGCATTTCTAAGCAATACGGCAGTTGTTTCTCTAATAACTTGACGTGGATGTGTCATATTCGCTCGTAATGTTGTTGCGCGTTTAAATCGTCGTCTGCGTGCAGCTTTAGGCGGTATGACGCGTGTCCGTCCTCTTCTATGCCGACAACTCTATAAGCCAAGTTTCTGCGCGTTACCAAATCGCCAGTTTTTGGTTTACGTGTCAATACGTACTTCTCTATGAGCATGTAGTACTCGTGCGTGTCAATCATTGCAGAACCGCCCACGTCAACGCTTGAGTGGTCTGAATCAAAGACAGCGCAAACCTTGCACGTTGAAATAACTTGCTGATTTTCGCAATAATGATAAATCACATATTCATCAACTTTGAACGACTTCACAGAATTTTTCGCCATTCGGCGCGTTAGAACTTCCCACCGCGTCATACTTGGCTTCCTAAAACTGACAAAAACCCGTGCGAAAATCTAGTGACTGAACCGTCCAGCGTAAGTGCCGATATTTCATACACATACGCCCGAACTCCAGCGCTTAAAACTGAGCTATCAGCGCGGTTTAGTTCAAACTCAAATCGCTGCAAATCACCCGCAGGGGCTGAAACAAACGAAATAGAATCCGTGACGTAAAAAAGCTCCGACGATTCGCCGCAAAATCCAACTTTTGAAACCGCAAGTTTTGCGCCGCTCAACAAGTAAGGCGTTATTCCATTGAATACAAACGCAGTCTCACCCACGTAATCGTTACCTTGAACAACGATTAAATGTTCTGATTGTGCGCCGTATTCAATTTGCATAACGATTCCCTTTTAAACCTCAACTTTTGGAGGCGTTACTTCACCTTTTGCATCCTTGCCCGCAGGCTTTACTGCTTCCGCAATTTTTCGCTCGATTAAGCTTTTTGCCAAATCATTGTCCACGTTTTGCGTTTCACCAACTTTTAACAGTTTACCGTCAATTAAAGTACTTTTAATGAATTTTAACAACATTTTAACTCCTTTTGTGCGGGCTACGCAAGCAGCCCGCATTTAAATTAAGCAACGAAGCCAGTACCGCCAATCACACCGTTACGATTGCCAGGTGCAACAATTCGTGAGGCGTCGCAAATCATCTCAAGCATCGAGGGGTTTACGCTTACTTCTTCGTACCAATACATCGGCACGCGAGACTTGTACGCCCCCAAATGCTCAATTGGGCAAGTGCCGACTAAGCCGTTTGTGTCTGAGATAAGCGCAAAGAAATCCTCTGGGATAAAGCGTTCATCATTTTGGCCGTCGATATTAAGAACCGCGTCATAAATCCAAACCTGCGTGCGGCCACCTGGTAAATTCCCGACATATTGAGCCTGTCGCGAGTCGCCAAACTGAAAATCATTTGTAAACGGCACGTTGATTCCAGTGTATGGCTTGACAAACAAATCATTAAAGTCATTGTGTTTAATCAATGCCTCCCAAACTGCGCTAGTTGTCAACGCAATGTTTGGGTAAGACTTACCATGCAGGATTGACAACTGAATCATTTGCTGAATGTCTTGAACTGGCTTGGCCGTTGAGTCGCTCCAAGGGATAGCTGGCGAGAATGAGCAGTTCGCATCGCGCTTATAATCAACCAATACTTCTGGGTGTTTTGACGAAACATAAGTGGTTTTGCCATTGATTAAAAGGTCGCGGCACATCAAAATTTCGCGATTTTTAAGTGAATCCTCAATGAAACGAACAGCTTCGACTTGAGAAATACGCAGCTCATCTTGAGGAGTCAACTGACCAAAAGAACCCCCGCCAATCAAGCCAGCCTGCAACAAAGACTGAACAACGGCTTCATCATGCACGGTGCATGGTGTAATTGTTCGTGATGGTTTTAAGTATGCTGCTGGCACATATTCAACGTTGCCGTTGGCGCTATAATCAATTGGCTGCGCCTCGTTACAAGGTGCAACGAATGGTGCAACCGCATTGCCGATTCGCATGTCTGCAATATCCACGTTAGAAGTTCCAAACGACGGACGACGTGGGAAAAAAGTATCCATCAACCAAGTGTCTACTGGGTCGCTAGTGTTTTGAAACAGCATGGCTTCTTCAAGCGTCAACAGTTCCATCGGTACATTGCTAAAATTTACTGTTCTCATTACACGTCACTCCCTACGATTTCAAATTTAATGTTTTTGGTGGCCGTTGCGCCCATAAGTTTTGGATAATCAGTTGATGCAACTGCAACACCATCTAATTTAACGGCTGCAATATTGATTTCACCACCTTTAATCACATTCAAGCCAACGCCTGCCGCAATAGCTGCCGCACTTTGGTCTGCCGTAATCGTCATGTGTGAGATATAGTGCCAATCGTCAACTGCTGTAGCCAATGTCACTTTATTGGTTGCTTCATCGAGTTTTAACAAATCACCTTTGGCGCATTTAAACGTTGCGGCGATTGAAACTTGAGTGTCTTCACGATTTTTAACGCCAGTCCAAAATGTTTCAGATTGGTGCGTAAAGGTCAAGGTAGTATCATTACAGCATAAACTCATTATTTTGCCCCTTTGTTTTTAAGAGCATTTACAGCGGCTTGCACGCGGCTGTCAATGCCAGTTTTATTTTCAGTTTGAACAACATCTTGAGAAGCCTGAACGCCTGCGCCAATTTCAATACCCGCAGCCATGCCTACGGATGCGCTTGCGGCTGGTACTGATAGCAAAATTCCTGCGCAAGCCTCGGCAGATAAATCTGTGGTGGTCGCAAGTTTCAAAGCGGTTTCACTTCGGCCTTTTGCAGCATCGCTGCCCAAAATCGCAGAAATACGCTCACGCTCTGCACTTGCGCCTGCATTCATTGCTTGAGCCACCGCAGCGTTCAAGTGTTCTTGTGTAACCCCAGCCTGCGCTTGGGTTGTTTCATGTTCTGTCATTTTGACATCTCCACGTTTACCAGACATGCTGGTTCTACTTAAATAGCTATCAAATGAATCAATAGCCGCTTCAAAAGACATAACGCCGTCGGCTAAACCTACGTCAACAGCGCTTTTGCCCCTGTACACTCGCGCTTCTGTGTCCATTACATCTTGAACACTCATGCGCCTGTTTGTTGCTACGTTTTGCGCGAACAATTCTCGCAAACCGTCAATTTCTTGTTGAATATCAGCCAAAACCTCGGCGGGCAATGCGCCGTATGGATTCCCATCAACCTTGTGCGCGCCAGCGTGAATAAGCGTGACTTTAAAGCCAGCATCATCCATAGCCTTGGATAAATCGCGGTGTGCGGTAAGTACACCAATCGAGCCAACCTCTGACGTTTCTGTCAAAAAAACCTTGTCCGCACTTGATGCAATCCAGTACGCGGCACTTGCCGCCATTTCGTTAGAATGCGCCCAAATTGGTTTAATTGCCTTTGCCGCAACGATTTTATCAGATAGCGCCTGAACGCCTGAAACCTCGCCGCCGCCGCTGTCAATGTCAAACATAATGCCGCGCACCGAACTGTTTGCAATCGCATCGTCAATCTGTGCCGCAATCCCATCGTACCCCGTCATCCCAGAATTTGAGCCAATATAACCGCTTTTGTGCATCAAAGTGCCATCAACTGGTATGATAGCGATACCATTGCTCACAGAATAGCTCTTGCGCACCCGCGTTTCATAAGTGCCAATATCCGACTTGATTTTTTGCGCGCTGTGTTCTTTGCCTGTCGCGTCAATAATAGAGCCAAGGTTTAAACGGTTTGATAAATAACCCAAAAGCGGCAAACCAACACTTGGGTCAAGCAATAGTGGGCGGTTAAATGCGCGCCCTGCAATTCGTTCTAAATTCATTCTGTAGCCTCATCTTCAATTGATTCGTCAACGATTGAAGCCGATTTAAACGTCAAGCCAAGTTCAAGCATCAAATCCTGCTCGGTTTTTCTTTGTCGTAAAATCTCTTCCCAATCCTTGCCCTCTTCCGCGCAAGCCTGTTGCAGGGTTGTTGTGCCATTTGACAGCGCGATTGTCATTGCTTTTTGGTGTTTAACTTCATCAATAATCACGCGCCCCGAACCAAGCCATTCGCAATTTGCAATTTTAGACTTGTTGGCAAAGTACTGCGTCACGTCCATGCGCGGCGGCAATGGTAAAAGCCCGCGCGTCATTGCTTCATCCAACCAAAGTCTAAACATAATCGTCGCCAATTTTGAGGCTTTACCCTCTTTTAATGACTTAATTTGATTGTCCGCAATATTCATAGAAACGCGAGCAGATGAATATGTCGTTCTTGAATAATCGCCAGTGTACTCTTCGAATGCAAGGCCAATCCCTCGCGCCATGTGCTGGTGCATGCCAAGCTTAAAATCGTTTGAGTTACTGTTTGGATGGTTTGGGCTAAGCAGTTGCAATTCCTCATTTGGAAACAACTGCGGCACTTTCATTCCGTCATATTTCAAAGCGCTTGACGTATTGAACGCCTGACGCGCTGATTGATATTGATACATAACGGTTGCTTCTGCATCATCGCCCTGCAACGCGTCAAGAGCGCCAGCACCAAGGTCTGATTTAAGAACCATTGCATAAGTCGCGGCGTTTATTGAGGCCTCAAGCTCAGCATCTTCATACCTGTCCAGCATTTTGAGCTTCTGAATAACGCTCGCCATCGGCGAAAATCCGCGAGTTTGGTTTGGACGGTCACGCTCAAAGATGTGGATGAAGTTCATCCAGCCAAAATCATTGTACTTTGGCTGGTATGTGAACGAATCATCAAAGCTACCGTTTGAGCCAAACAAGCCGTTTATGTCGCGGCGGTGGCGCGTTCGGACATAGTATCCAACCGCTTCACCGTATGAATCCATTTTAACGCCTGCGCGCGTGTTTTGTTCGTTTGCGTATTTTTGAGGCGTTTCAATTCGCTCAGGCTCAACGCTCAAAAAACATGTGCCGAAAGGCGTTTTATCCGTGCGTTTCCATTCACGGCTCAGAAAGTACTCTCCATAAATCGCGTTTGAGCCTACGCACTCTCTGATTATTTGTGTAAACGTCATTTGACGGCGAGCGTCAACAAAACATTCGGGGTCATTTGCCCACGATTCCCAAGCCTGTTCAATCGTTCGCACCCATTCGTCAACTTCGCCAATTTGATAGCCAAGTGAAACGGTCATCGGGCGCAATTGCAATCTGAAGTTTGAGCCAACAACTCGATTTTTAACACTCTCAATTGAGCCTTTGATGTATCCGTTATTGCGTGCCAAATCAAGCGCGCGAGCTTCAACCGCTTCTTTGTCGCGCAAAGTATCAGCATCTGCACTTTGTAAAACAGGATTCCAGCAAGAAAGTTCACGACTTACGCGCGAACCTGCGTTGTACTGTCCGCCCGATACAGACCCCCAGTGCATCGCGTAGTCGCGGCGTTTTTGTTCTTTGTTATTATCCACAGGTTTATTATCCACAGTTTACACCCCTGCAATTGCCAAAAACTGCGGTCAATGCGCGTCTGCGCCCGCCAACAACGCTGGCACTCGTTGCATTGCCGCATTGTTGGTGCAAAGATGCAATTGTCGATTTTAACTGTGGCAAATTTGATGCGCTATACTTAGTTTTGTGGTCGCGGTACTCGATTTCGACTTCTTGGACACCGCCAAGCAGTCGGTAGTAAGCATCTGTCAAGAACGCAAGCAGTTGGGCGCAGCTAGGCGCAGCGCTGGTTGATTCCTGCGCTGGCAAAAACTCAAAAAGTGAATTTTCACATGCCATTCGATTTAGCCCCTAGTTCGCCCCAAGGATTGGAGCGCTCAATATTCTTTTTCACAATTTCATTATCTTTTTTTGGCATGAAGTCAGATTCGGGTTTAATACCCTCCAAAGAATCCCACTTCGCCCTGCTAAATTTATCAGCGCCCAAAATGAAAGCCATTGCAACGCATCCAACAAAACAATCGAGCGCCTCGTTTCGGTCGTTTACCTTTATCCACCGACGCTGCTTATAACCGCGAACGTTTTGAATTTGCAAACGCTCTGCGCTCAACTGCTCATAGTAATCATCAGACATTCCATCAGGAAAGTGCGCCCTACCAACTTTGTCATTCGATAGAGTGAACCTATCATAAACCCAAACCTTTGCAATGTCAACACCCAATGCGTGCATTTTAACACCACGTTTGATGATTTTACCGTTAATTGTCAACTCTTTGTATGTTGGGCGGCTCACAAAGTCGCGAGAAAATCCACCAACACCTTTGGTCGCAACAGCTTTTGAGCCGATTAAACGAACTAAATCGTAGGCGCTTTTTGTTTCATAACCCGAATCAACGCCAATCATGCTAATTTTTAGCGTCTTACCATCAAAACGTTCAAACTCAAGCGATTTTAACTCATCCGAAACACTCGTTCTAAATTCATAATCGTTTACCGAGCCATAAAGTACTTGGTGGTCAATCACAAAAGGCTCTAAGTGACGTGCAAATCCAATCACGCTAAATTCAATTCGGTCTTTTTGAATATCCACAAACGCGGTTAAAATGCCAACCTTTTCAGGCAAAACCCTGCGTTCATAATCGTCAATCAATCCTTTAAAGTCATCAGAGCTTACGCCCTCGCTCGCCTCTTCAAAAGGCAAACCCAGCACCGAATTAAAAAACGTTTGTAATTTTTGCGGCGTGTCTTTGTTTGCCTCGTAAGAATTTGCGATTTTCTCAAAAGACGAAAAAGGGCTGTAAAGTTCTGAAATATGAAAGCCTGCAACTCCGCTAAACTTTTGTGTCGCAATCCATTCGCCCTCAGATACCGCCAAATTTTTCTCGTGGTCGGTTATTACGCATCCGTTATGTTCGCACACGTAATAAGCCTCTGCACAGTCCCCGTCATCCCATTTCATCTGCTCAAATTTAAGCGTCTGTTTTTCTTTGCAATGCGGGCAGGCTATGAAGTAGTAACGCTGGTCTGATTGTATAAATGCGTCATAAATTCTAGATTCGTTTGCGCGAGACGGTGTTGAGCCAACAATCCATTTTTTATTCCAGAATGTTTTTTGTCTAGCAAGCGCCAAATTCCAAGGATCCCCTTCACCTTTAACGTCCGCTAGGAATTTGTCAAGCTCGTCACCGATAACAATCCTCTTTGGACGACTTGCAATGTCGGTCGCAGATGATGCGCTCGCCAACGTCAAAGTTCCGCCTGGAAACTTTTTGTTTAATCGTGTGTTGCCTGAATCTCTATCGCGCGAGCTTTTGATTTTATTCCTCAACGCTGGCGTATCGCGAAACATCGGGTCGAGCCGTTCCTTTGAGAAGGACTCCGCCATGCTTTGCGACGGCATCAAAAAAATCATTGGGGATGGGTCTTGGTCAATGTAGTAACCAATCGTGTTCTTAAGAAGTTGCGTATAACCAACCTGCGCCGACTTCATAATCACCACGCCCAAAATATCGCGGTCTGTTATTGCGTCGTACATGCCTCTCTGAAACTCAACCCGCGCAATTCTAAACTTACCAGCCTCAGCCGAGTCTTCGGGGCTTAGATACGCCTTTTGGTCTGCCCACTGGCTTCCTGTCAGGTTTTGCGGCGGCTTTAATACCGCCCTCGCTTTCTGAATCGCCATCATCACCGATTCCGTCAATATCATCATCACTTGCACTTTCTTCTAAAACGATTTTTATTTCATCGGTTATAAAATCAACAACTTTATTCAAATACTTCGGGTCGGCAAGGTAGGTTTTTAGCAGCGGGGCAATCTTGAAAGGTAGCCCCAATATTTTAGCCTTCACCCGCGCATTCTCGCTGCTCAATAATTCCGTAAAAATGGAAATAGGCATGAACTCACCCTTGGACACCGCCAGCTCAAATTCTAACTTATCCGCCTCAGCCGTGGTCTTACGCAAACGCTCCTCGTCGATACCCGCAGCAACATCACTCTTGGCCGTGTCTCTTTGCCTGCGCCATTGAACGCACGCCTTTAAATCATACTCTGAAGGCTTTGCCCGCCCACGTTTTATGCACGGCATGCCCTCTGTTACCCAAACGTCAATTGTAACCACCGACACGCCGAAAACCTCAGAAATCTCACCCCTATTGAAATTCAAACCAACCCCTTTTTATTCTCGTATAAACCTAAAATGAAAAATTCTGAATCAAGCCACTTTTTGCGAGTCATAGCCC